TGCATTGTTTACCAGTTCTGCTTCCACGCATTCCTTTGTTTTCTTCGTAGGAAGCTTATGCCAGCTTTTTCGCAGGAATCCGCCTACTCCCGGATTTGATACTTTGAAGCTGACAACGGTCCCTGCATCGGGCCCGTTCTTGACGGTAAAGGTCACCGGATTCGGATGCTTTCCCGCAGGCGTGTGTCGTTTCGCATAGGCAACACCATCATTTACAGCTTTATTGAGCACCTTTTTATCAATCTGCTGGATATCGTCCACCATCGCCATCAGCTCCTTACGAAACTGGTCAAGAGCTGCCTTATTCCTGCGATAATTACTACTACTCATACATTATCATCTCTCTTTATTTCACACTGCCACTGATAGGAGTGCGGGTGGCACTCTCCCAAATCAGCCTCGATGGTCTTTCCGGTTCTGAGTGTGATCAGCAGCTGATCTCCTTCCCGGATGTCTTCTTCCAGGCCGCAGAACAGCTTATGGCTGTTCACAATGGCCGGATTCGGCGCACCAGTGGATACCTGACCCGAAGAACTGTACCGGCAGGGTCGATCCGTTGCCACAGCTGTTTTCACTTGCTTCGTGATACCATCTATTTCGACGTCTGTCCATCGGTACACATCCATTTTTGCATCATACATTCTTGCATACGGGTTTCGCATATCCTCTCAGCCTCCTGTGCCTCCTCAGACCTGCCTTATCACTCTCAGACAGGCCATAGATACTCGCCTTCGTGTTTCCCTCCGTCTGTGCCCAGGTAATGCTCCCATCACCTTCCTTGATACTTGCAATCTCTGGGTTATATCCGTTTCCCTCCACGGCCTCATAGTCAATAATTCCTTTCGCCTTTTTTCGTACAAAGGGTTCCAGAATGTCCGGTATGCAATCCGGATCCAGGTTGCAGTAATCACAGACTGTCAGAATCAGATCCGAGATGATCAGATCATGGTCTTCTGTACCAAGCCGTAGATTTTGCTTTACTGTCTGCAGCATCTCTTTCCTATTCATCTTATACCTCCATAGTTTCGATCTTCTGATGGGTCATACTGTGAAGAGCAGTTTGGCGGTATTTCTTAAGCTGTGCATAAGTTGGAACAGATTCTCCTCTCAGCCTTAACTGTCCGTTTGTATAGGAAGTCAGTTCAGCATTGGTTGACCTTCCCAGATATCCGTGTGTTACAATGGATACGCTTACAATCAGGCTTTCTTTGACCGTAACCGGATTTCTGCTCAATGATACAGCATTGATCCTCACCGCCATCAGACCACCTCCATCTGCTCCCGGTTCTTAATAACCTCGTCCGCAATCATCAATGTGATTTCCAAAATGTAAAGATTGCTCCGGTACGTTGGCTGAATTTTCACGTCTACAAAGCTTCCATCTTCCTCCTGGGTCACTTCACAGCCGCCTGATGCCTCTACTTCGCCATTATATATCAGTTCATAGGTGGCATCTTTAACAACAAAGTATTCTGATTTGACAGAATGGACGAAATACTTTACATGTCTGTCTTCGCCCAGAATAAAACGTATCATAATGCCACCTCCTGACATTCTGGAATCAATCGTGTAAACAGATACTTTGTAAACTGCGGCTCCATTTGATATGGCGCCTGAAGGAGCTCAAACGTATACTTTGGAAGTGGCAGCGCGTGAATACAGATATTTCCGGCATCTACGGTATAAAGCATCTTTGAAAGATACGTCTGATTTCCTGCTTCATCTTCGGCCACCACCTCTACCACATATTCTCCGTCAGCATCAAAAGGGACCGGCACATTCCACCGGTCCTCATCTGCCTTCTGTAGTATTACTTCTACGCCATCTACCAGGCCAAATACACGTGCTACTGCCATGGTATTGCCTCCTTAGTCTGTAACCTCCACGCTTATCACGTAGGTCTTGCCAGCATCTACCGGATTAGGTGTAAGCGTAACGGCCTTAATCGTCGGGGCTACGGTATCGAGTGTTACTGTCCTGGTTACGGTCGTGCTCTTACCCGCGGAGTCTGTCGCCACAACTGTGATCGTGTTGCTTCCGGACGCCAACGTCAGAGCCTTGCTGAAGGATCCATCTGAGCCTACTGTCACAGCCTCAGCTGATCCGCTGTTAAGTTTGACTGTTACGGTTACAGGGCTCGACGTAATGTCGTTGGTCGTACCGGATACAGTGCAGGCTGCCTTGTTGGTAATCAGGCCATTTACCGGAGCTGTAACACTTAATGTCGGAGGCACTGTATCGATTTTAAAGGTTACTGACTTCTGAGTCGCAGCGTTGCCGTCGTTATCAGATGCATCGATCTTAATTGTATGGCTGCCATCTGACAAGGCTGTAGTCGGTGTATAGGTACAATCATATCCACCAGTAATGGCCGTCTTTGTAATGGCGCTGCCTGTAACCTTGCTGCCGCTGTCAATGGTAATACCGATCGTATCTGGATTAACTCCAGAGTCGTTATCTGTGACTTTCCACTTAATGGCCGGCTTATTATTGATGATCAGTGCGCTGGCCGTCGGATATGTGATTGTAATAGCTGGGGCCGTCTTCTCCTTTACGCGGAGCTGCAGGCTGCTTCCGAGTGTGGCATCTGTGTCATTTTTTGTGGTCACGTTCCCGGCCTCGTCCGTGGCCTTAATCGTCACTGGAAAATAATGCCCGTCGTTATTGTTATAAGACGACGTGGCCGGCGCTGTAATTGTGGCCTCATATTTCTTCGAGGTACTGTTATAGGTCAGTGTGGTTGTAACACCGTTAATTACGGCCTGTACTGTCTTAACTGCCATATGTCAGACCTCCTTATCCGATCTTATGCTTAAACGCAACAATCCTGATCTGCTTCGACTCATAGACTCTTTCATAGTTGATGGCATTCATCAGTTCCGCCTTCGTCGGAGTCTCTACATGCTCTCTGGCAAGGTCAGTCCATTTGATCCCACGTGCATGCATGATGAACGTCTTACGGTTAATCAGGTAATCTACACCGGATCCCTTCTTCTTGTCTCGATCTACTTCAGTAGCAACAAAGCCGACGGGAGAACCATTTCCGAATGCAATTGCCCCCTGGCCAAACAAATATGTGGTATATACGCCATCTGCGACCGGACAGCCATCATCCACAATTACCCGGCGTCCCTGGTAGGTATCAAACTCAACATCAGTAGAATCCCGTTCTGTGTCGATCAGGTTATTTTTCTTCAGAAAAGCCTTTGTGGCGCTGTGCATGGCCACAGCCGTCAACTGTCCCTGGGCGTCACCGAGCAGCTGCAAAGCATCAATAAAAGCGCTGGCACTGATCTTCTGGGCCGCGGCGGAACCCGCTGCCGAAATGTCCAGGATATGGTCTGCAAGTGGTGTTTTGGTCTCTGCTGGTTCTGTTGTAGTCTGATAGCTGCCGAACACTCCGGAAAGCACCTGGATCAGAATCTTCTGGTACTCTCTCGCCCAATATCCCGCTACCAGATCACCAATGGCGGCCATCGGGTCACTGCCGGCAAGCGCAGCCGATAAATCTGTGGCAGCCCACATATTAGCCCTGCGCACTGTCGTAGATACATCCTTCTTAGACGTGATCTTCTTTGCAGTCAGATCCTGATCCTCGATAATGTCCTCAGAATCTCCGCTCAGATCCTCGAAAAACGGCATCTGGTGGATCGGCGCCGCTTCACTGGCCAGACGGTCAAACTCTGCATTATTTGTGATAATTCCGCTCTGGAAGAGTGCGGATAACTCCATGGTCCGGTTCACGACATAAGGCGTGAAAAGTTCCGGTACAATGACATCTGATAATCTTGTTACTGGCATTTAATCACCTGTTCCCTTTCTTATACGTTGATGGTTACTCCGGCCGCGGCCGCCAGGGCCTGGGCCTGTGTCGGATTCTCTTTCAACAGCTTCCCCTGTTCTGTCAGGTTAAAGCTGTCTTTTGCAAATGGATTCTTAGCCGGAGGAGTCCCCCCGCCGGCCGGTCTATAGTCTGCCCCCGGCTCCGTCTTAAACAGATGGGGAGAGGACTCCTTCAGGGGCTTCACGACATCATCAATCCCGACCGGCTTCCCGTCCTTGTCGAAGGTAAACTTGTCGAGCCCTCCCTGCTTATAGATAATATAATCGGCATCAACCACACCTGCCTCTTTCAACTTATCCTTCAGGGCGTATTCTTTTACCGTGTTGGCCGAAGCGACCTCCAAGGCTGTCACCTTCTCCTTGTACTCCTTGACCTGCTTCTGAAGCTCCTCATTGTCCGAGTTGTCTTTTTTCAGCGTCTCGATCGTTGTATTTGCTTCCTTCAGCTTCCCGTTGATCTCGTCGAAACGTTCCTTCGGTACAAAATCTTTTACAGATTCGTTCCATGCGTCTACCGCGATCTGTGCGTGCTCCTCTGATAATCCCTTTGCTACTAACTCTTCTTTCTTCATGATCCCTTGCTCCTTTCGATTCATCTTCACTTGTTATCCCGGTCGTGTCCGGTGATGTCTCCCTCTTTTTCGCCTGGGATACCAAAAAAGGCGAAAAAATAACACCCAGGAGATTCCTGCGTGCTAATAACTTAGTAATGGTGCTTACCTCACCACTAAATAAAATACCAGGGTATCTATA